ATCGCTTGTTTGGAGTTGATGGTCTTATTAAGAATATATAAATCATTAAAGCTGTTTGCTAGCGTCTTTAGTAGGTTTTCATCTAGCTGACTCTTATATATCACTTTAGTATTTGGTACGGTGACCGAGTAAAGGCGTTGGGGGGATGCCGTGGGGAGCCCGGACTGTTTGTACCATATCCCCGAATTATCTTGAAACGCTTGGCCGAGCCACAAGTTCTTATGGGATGTATCTTCGAAAAGTAAGATATTGTTTTCTTGGGGGGCCCCGTTCCTTAAAATTGTCAGAGTATCTATGGAGATCAAGGTAGTGGCCTCTCCTTTTCGTAGCTGGGTGCGCTTAAGGATCCCCGCGAACACCACCAAATTGGAAACATTACTAATTGGCATTACTAAGTTTTTATTATATCCTGACTGAGTCTTTTTAAAGTACCGCGGTGGTTTAACAACACGAGATCGCCTTAAGGAGCTCACAGTATAAACAACTGCAGGGTTGGTTTTTTGTTTGGTAAGATATTTAACAGCTACAGAGTTATCTTTGGTAATTTGTTGTGCAACACTATAATCAGCCGTGGCGAGTACAAAGAGACTTGAATCAGTAAAGTCTATGGTTTCGGGTGATATGGCCTCCACCGAAATTTCTAAATCATAGGAGGCGCCTGTATTATTAACTATTACTTTTTTTATATTGGTTGGAACGTTACCAGGACTTAGTGGGGTTTGTTTCATTATTCACAAATATCCTCTTCGGGGTCATAAAGATCTCGAACCAAAAACTCGCGAGTACTGATCACGTTAGTTGTTGCACTATCTGTGGTAAGGGCGGTAAGATTTTTAATTTGGCCGCGGCTAATTCGGGCATCATCTATCCCCCGATCAACACGAATTGTTAGGTATTTCTCAACATCGTCTCCCTGAGGGGCAATCAACGCATTCGAGAAGAGTAGCTGTTGTGGTTCATTATTAACTGAATTAAATAGCGACCCAGATGCAAATACCTGAATGTCAAAGTTCTCTTTTTTAAAGTCAACGTTTTCTTCCAATAGATCAATTATTATTTTACCGTTTTGTAGTGTAAAATAAGTACCATCGCCAAAAACTTCAGATGCTATGTCTTGTATCGTCGACGGGGGGAAGACGTCGCTTACATCTTGCTCTTCAAAGCCTTCTTCCTGGACCGGGAAAGTGTCGGCAGTATAAGCAACTGTAGTGTCAGCGATTGTCCATTGATATTCTGGGCCGACCTCATTAACATAAATTTTATAATTGAGATTAATGTTAATTTGAGGAATATTCTCTATGGAACCCGTTGTATCTTGGGCGTCGTCCTGAGGATTTACGAAATAGCCTTGACTGGAACTTATCGCGCCCTTTAGCATTGAGACATTCCAAGCCGGGAGATATTTAGACGCTATTGCTGATCGGCCAAGAGGCTTACTTAAAAAAGAGAACCTATCACCATGCTGCTGAAGTGTCTCTTTGTTATACACAGCATGATTGTGAGTGTCCTGGACCACATAAGAACCTGTGTCATACGTTGCGCCAGCGATCGCGGTTCGTATTATATCGTTACGTATATTAATTGCAGTTTCTATACCAGTATAAACAGACTGCTGCTTTATTCTTGGGGTTTCATGTTGAATTCTGCCCTCAATGGTATTTTGGGGCTCTTCAATTACAGACCCACTAATCCAGAGGGAATCATATAAAATATCCTCATCAAAAAATGCATAATATTGCGGTTTAAAACGCCCTTGAGACAAAAGATGTTTTCCAAAGGGCGTAATTATAACATCCATTACCTCTTGTTTGTCATCAAAAAACTGCATTATTCTTCTTCCATGTTTATCATTATACCATCGCGTGACGAAATATTTACGTCCCCTACTATTTCTACCCTACTATCTGGTGGTAACTCAGAGGTATATCCAATTGCTTCATCAATTTTAACTAGTTCCACTAAGGAGAAATAATCATATGGCCAATTGTAGGAATAAGCCGCATTATTAATATTGCTTGGTATGGTTCCAGTATCGTCAATTAGGCCCTTCTTGGTGAACCTAGAATAGTCCATTTCTCCTCTTTTTTTCACTTTGTATACCAACCACCTAAGATCATTCCGTAAGGGCCGGCCGGATTTGTTCAGCATCTGATCTTTTAGAAGCCTGTGTTCAATAGTCGACTCTTTTTGGACGAAGGTTTCATGAATTGAGGGCGGAAGATTCTGCCACATGTCTGCTATATCTTTTTGAGTAACGGCACGGCTAAACTCAAATACATACATGGCTATCGGATCCATATCATCATTCCGAATAAAATCAAACCTAGGCGGGAAAATATACTTATCTAGTTGAGTAGTTAACGTTTTAATGGAGTTCTTTGACTCACTATCTAACTTATAGAATTTTCTTCGGTTGTCTCGGCCCATGAAAAATGGTACTGCGACGACAGCCTCCTCTAGCATATTGCGACCCTTAACCCCACCAATTCTAAACTGCTGCCCAATTGGCATACCAACCAACTCAGCTAAAGAATTTCCTTCTTTGGGAGAAGGCGATTCAATGACAGCGAAAACGCCCTCATCTGAGCCACTTGGGACTGTCCCATAATCGTGCCAAAGTCCCTGAGTGTAGATCTGGCAGTTTTCTGTCACTGCGAGGCCGGCGGGGGGAACTGGAACGGTTGTATCTGCTGGGGTGGCTACCGACAAGGCGCCGTAAGTGTCGCCATAGACATTGGCAGCCTCGTACGTCACTCCCCCGGCCATCCCAGACGCTGCCCAGTACGCGGCGTCATCAACTATTAGTCCGATTGTTACGTTGCCGTCGCTCCCGAAATTATCATTTGTTAATGTAATAAAGGCATTTGCTGCCGAATTTCCGGCGCCAGGAGAGGCCGTCACGCCCAAATCGGTATAAGCATTAATCTTTGCGATAAGATTTGCTGCACTGGCAGAGGCATCATTATCTACAAGCTCCGCCTCATCTGCTGCCGAGGCCCCGGTTTTAAGTTTAAAGGTGGCACTAGTGGTGCCTCCGTCCGTTCCGCCATCACTAAGGGTAAACCGATCCATAGAATCCAGGGAGTACACCGCGTCGGCGCCTCCGGCCATTCCACCTATTTCCTGGTAACCGTCGCCATTTGAGGAAGTCGTTGCTGTAATAGGTACCTTCCCAGCAGAGCCTGTTGTGTTGTTTGTTAATGTTATTCTGGCTTTTAGCAGACCGTTTTTCTCCACTCCGGCTGTTATATTAAGGTCGTCCTGAAGATTAATCTTCGCAGCCAAACTGGTGGCCGTCGCATCGATATCAGTCATGTCGATCAGCGCGCAGTCTGTTGCGCCGGCGGGGCATGAGCCTCCGGAGGCCGTAAGAGCAAAAGTCATTGAGTGAGTTTCGCCATCGGTACCACCATCACTAATCGTCCACTGATCGTCCTCTGTGATTGTGTTGGTTCCGTCGGCGCCGCCGGCCATTCCGAGAATTACAACCTCACCGAGGCCGTCATCAAGAAGACTAAAGTTGCCGGCGGTACCGGCAACTGAAGCCGTCAGCATTACAGCATCACTAGCTGGCATTGTCACAGAGCCGCCGTCAGTAACAACAAAAGCAGAAGCCGTCAACGCGTCGCGGAGGTTCTCCGCGGCCTCGTCTTTGTCGGCCCCATAATTAAAGTACCACACATTATTGGTTTCAGCGTATGATGGGTTGACCCGGGTGGCGCCGGCATCGGCGAAGTAAGCATATTGTGTGCCCGAGGCTCCCTGAAAATATAGGAACTTCGTATCGTTCGGGACGCCGGCGAATTCCACTGACCCGGTGGCAGTGGCCTCGCCCGGAGAGCTGGCTGTCAAGTCAATATACCCTGTTGCAAATGCTGAGGAAACAACACTGCTCGTGAGTGCGACCATCCCTGTGGCGTAGGCGCCGGCAACTTCTGCTGTACCACAAGTTCTTCGGTCGCCGGCAATGTTAATAACGGGTGTTTCAAATTTAGACTGAATGAGCCACTGCTTCTTTTGAGTACGAGTTCCGGCCGGGACAGAATTAATTGATTGTGTCAGGTTAAAGCTATCTTTTAACTGTACCTTATAATCTGTCATTTCACCGCCGGCATTATCGGTATTCTGTAGTGTCGTGAACTCCATTCGGTTATAAGTTATTGACATGTTGCTAAATATATCATCTAACGTTGGGATCCCGTTGCTGCTGGCGGTGTACGAGAAAGTACATGAACCCGAGCCGGCAATATATGGGGGAGTCAAGTGTGAGAAGCTGGCACTGTAATCAGCGGCGCCGTCAAAAGAAGCGTCAATATCCCACCACTTCGAAGCGATGGGAGGACCAAAGGCGGAGACTCTACGATACATATCAAACTTACTATAATCAGGTATGATGGACCCGGTGTCGGCCCAGTCGTGGCCAGGACTCACCGTGGTTGGCCGATATAATTTAAGTGTCATTGAGTACACAGACCCGCTTTCAATGGCGCCAAAATCATCTTCTCGACTTGAAACAATGGAAGTCAGCCCATTTTGAAAGAAGTTAACTGTCTCGCACAAAAAGTTATCAATAGCTAGTTCATATTTACGATCACCTTGACCGTTCCAAGTGACGTAATTGTCTTCAGATGTGCCGCCGCCTTCGTCCGCGTATTCTAAAAGGCTCGCGCTCTGTAATCCGGTGTCATAAACTCTTCCTGTATACGAAATATAATCTTCCGATAAGAAGTTCCGAGGCTGATACAGGGCCTCGAAGGGCACCTTTTCGAAGAAATAGCCATTTTCATTCCAATAGGAGCCCGAAAAAGAGCCGTCAGTTGACTTAAATGGTGGCAACATGTATTCAAAAAACAAATTACCCTCAGGTAGCGGGGTGGCGCCCGTACTCTTTACCGCCGAGGATGATAGATTAGCACTAGGGGGACCGCCGCCGGGAGTGGCGATGATCTGGGCGGGGATGCTCGCAGTGTTAGAGATTATAAAATTACTAACAGCTATGCCAGACTTAATCGTATTGTACATTACTCCTTGGGAATACAATGGTTCCAGAATAGCTCGATAGACGGCAGCCTCTGCTAGACCAGAGCCACTCTTAAAAACTTGGGGCCCATAGGACTGCGAGAACAGAGATGCCAGCTGTTGTGTGCGCTCGGCCGGATAAAACCCCTTATATGGTAAAAACTGGAGCAACGCGTTGCAACGCAAGCCTATCTTGTCTTGCTCCATCTCAGACCCATCAACAAGCTTGCTCCCGTCATATGCATCATTTACAACCTGGAACATCTTCATGAAATCAGAATTGGCATACTCTTGATAAAACCCAGTTTCCGCGGAACTGTTATATGCCGACCCAGTGAGACTCAGGAGATCGTCTATATCGCCTAATGTCGTAAAATCTTCGCCCTGCAGGAATTCGGCAATGTGCTCGCTAATCCTAAACTCTGGAACTATCGAATAATCTTTTCCTATGAGTCTTAGATGTTTTGCATAGTCTTCATAATTTTTATATGGAACCTTGCCCGAGCCTGCGATTCCTAGGGAACCTGAATAGGATCCCATAACTAAGTTAAATCGATCACCGACGAAGGCAGGCCAGAATCCTGATGGACTCGTTGAGGATGACACCGTCCCCAGAGGGATACGCGCATTGTAGGTTGCCGCTGGATAGATAATCGGGGAGCGAGCCGACCCATTTGTCTGAACATAATAGCGCGAATAAGAATTTTGAAGTTCCCCGGCGCCGTCATCGTATGTATAACTCACAGATGAACTATAAACATGATGGGCATCGGTGAGCCACTTGCTAGGATATGCAACATATGTTTTAGTAATGGTTGTTCCCTGCGAGTTTTCTCTGGCAGCATCAGACCGCAGTGCGCGTGAGTTATTCCAAACATCAGCGATACTATAATAATTTCTGCTTCGGGTACGATTTAAGAAGGCGTTATAGGTTGCCGGGTATACTGTTTGTGCATATGTTGCGCCAATGTTAGACAAGGCCGAATTCACAGACTTATCTTTGTTGCGGCCCATTAAAATCATTGAATTTATTCGATTAAAATAGAGATTCCCGGAATCATACTTACGTTGGGTATTAAGAAGATTGTTTGCTTCATAGTTAGCAAAGGCTATAAGCTTGTTGCCAAATGAGTTTTTTAAGGATAGGATATGTACTCGGTCTTGTCCTATCTGGAAGCGATGTATCAGGGGCATCTCGCTGCTATAAACTTGCGGTTCTGTGAACTGTGTAAGATTGTTCCCGCGACGAGCGCCTATAGTAACATCATATCCGGATTTTGTACGCAAAGAGAGAATACTATTTTTTTCATGGTTTCTCAGTACTGGGTGGTCTTTCTGCCTTAGCTGTTTCCAGGAAGGCGCCTGATAGGGGCCATTTCTCATCAGCATCAACGAATTGAACATGTCGGGAGGCTGATTGAACGCCGGGGGTGCCCAGTATTCTGAATTGATATATGAGGATGTAGCATCAGATAGTGGGAAGCCCAGCGTATTGGTGGCACTTGAAACTGGGTCCGCAATCCTTATAGTGAGATAAGTAAAAGTTTCGTCGTCGTAATCAGACGACTGACTAATTGTTGGTAGACTTTCAATAAAGTAGCCCCCACTTAACTCGCTATATCCATAAAATTTCCCTGGGTCTGTGTATGAAGCATCGTAAGAGGAGGTAACCCATCGATACTGCTTTATTGATCGCGGGATGGGATGATGAACAAAGTAATTGTCATACTTTTGAGTAGTGTTTCCATCAGCATCACTTATTTGAGTACGTGCGTTCCGATTAACTTTATAGTACGCCGGCAACTCTGTATACACCCCGTCGTACCCAAACGGTGCATTATGTGGAACTAGGCGCTGTTTTAGGCCTCGGGAAACAGAGATATTATTCTTAAAGGCCTGATCTACGTGCATAGTAAGATTTGTAGAGGCATCGGCAGAAGCGGATTCATAGACTCCATAGTCTAGAACAGATAGGTTGCGATAAGAAAGTACATTATAAACAGATTTTTCTTCGTGGGCTGGGCCTAAATACCCTGGTGAGATCGAACTATAGCCACCGGGTGCACTAAACTTGTTAACAAAAATAGTTTTGTTAGAATTAGAGCCAGTTCTCTGGGGGATTTCGTGTTCTACAAAGCCTACATTTGGCGTTGCTGGACTGCCGTGCACGTTAGAAAGAGGGAATCTTCCCCGGATGGTCTGGTTACTGGCTAGAGGGTTGGCCGCGAAACTAAACGATTGATCTTGGAAGAATGGATCGTTGATCGTGCGACCGGCGGACTGAATAACTTGATAGTTTTTTGTATAGTTGCCGATTTTACTATGAAGTATCGTTCCGGGCAGTCGAGTCTGCGCTGACGCTGTTGACATCAGAATGTTTTTAATATTAACCGGCCGTTTAGACCCCTCGTCTCTCAGCCTTTGCGCCGTTGGTAAGCGACCCAAGAAACCGTACGGCGCTGATCCAGACGGCGAATCAACAAAGGGATAGTTTGGCGGCACAATTCCAAGTGCTCCGGAATATGAAGACGGTGCCGACACACCAAACTCTAGTCTAAACCCTTCTGCTCGGTCATCGGGAGTATCAAGTGAGCCGTGCTGGCCATTCAGTGGCCCGTGGCGATAGTATCTTCCGCCAACAAATTTTTCTGTGAACGGGCCCTGGAGTGGGCGCGTCTCGTTGGTTAATACTATGTCTTCATGCAGGTTTGTTAGCATCACGCTTCCAGTATAAAAGCCAACTACATAAGAGTTGTACCCCGTCGAAACCGATGAACTATATAAACTAAATGGCGCCAGAATGTTGCCGTCCTGCTTGAGTTGGCCTGGCGTATTATTAATAGTGGGATCAATACCGAAGCCTAATCTTTTCTTTTTACCCGGATGAAGATCGTCCACTATATCCTGATTTTGTTCTACATCTGTATTAAAACTCATCATTATGTTCTGAGGAATGTTGGTTCCTGGAACAACCGGTCCACATGGTGCAGTCGCATCAAAAACAAAATTAGCCTTTTTGTTCCTATGTGTGGTCGTGCCGGCGCGGATGGTTTTCTGTGTTGTGCTTTTAAACCTGTAAGTATTTCGTTCTTTTCTGTCTCTCGTATCTTTAGTGCTGTTATCAAAGTAGATTTGCTTATTGCTGTCTAAGGCCGTGTTTGTCGACGCGAGCTTTCCGGTGGCACGAGAAGCCAAATTCTTCCAGTAATTCGCATTTGTATCTTCCCTATCATTTACCGGGTGGTGAGTAAATTGCCAGCCTGGGCTTAACGGGAGAGGGGAGATGATAGAGCCTTCGATGTCTCCACTCTTTAAATCTACCGTCGGAAACTTATGTTGATATTTGCTACGTTCTAGGACGTGACTTTCCACGACCGTAAGTACATCTTTAGAAAATTGTGCGGAGGCCGGTACCAATTGTTGTAAAATTTTACTTAAGGAAGAGTCAAACCACTTATAAAATTCAATATATTTATCTAGATCTGGTGTGTTCCCCACCCTTTCAAAGAAACGCTCACGCAAGATTCGGAGGCTCCTATACGTATCCCGATATTTATTAGCTGGACTCCCAATAATATTATTAAAATCAGTGATCGTACCGAACATCTGCAGCATATTTTCCGAAATCGATTGATACATACTTTTTTCGATGGCATATAAAAAGTTTATAGGTCGCGACTCTCTGGTGAATTCCATATCGTCTTCAACCGACATAACGGATATCATGTCATTTGAGTTAAGGCGCTCGAAGTCTTGTAACTCTGCTGCTAATACGTAATCGGCATCAATTACTTGTGTTGATGATGCAGGGAAACCATAACCATAACCAGTATGCTGTGCGGCTAGTAGATTACCCAATGGGCCCCAACGACTAGATTGTGCCGCCGTGGAGCCAGATGAAAAATCGGGAACAGTAAATTCGCCCGATGCGTTGGAGCCGGTAACCGTTGCAAAGTCCCAATTCATTGCTAGTGTATCTGTTTCTAAAAATTCTGCAGATCCTGATCCGCGGCCGTGGGTTCCTGCTTCACCCTGGAAAAGATACGGGCTTCGAGAGGGGTTTAAAGTACCATAATTTTGGACATCGCGGCCATGATCTTGCATCAAGTTTAGAGTAATATCGTCTAACCAATATCGGCAGAATCCGACGCGGACGTCGCTTCGATCAATCACAGCTCCCTCAAAGTCTTGGCGGTGGGCACCAACATATACTCTCTTAGAGCCCGTGAGGAACCCTTTGGTCGCTTCTTCGCCCGAGAGCGAGCCAGTTACCGTGAAGGAGTTTAAAACCTCACCAGCGTCGACTTGGGTGCCTTTAAACTCAACTATATAGTTCTCAGTATCTGAGCCGAAGATATAGTCCACCAAGGGGTATTGGGCAGGTTTAACCGTTACACCAAAGATCCAATTACTATTCTCATATACATCGTCATAGAAAGAGGACGTCAGTATTGGTAATGCGCCTTCGGCGCTAGAAGATAAAATAAACTGCGCATCAACAGAACCGACCGTATCACGGACGGCAAGTACTTGAAAGTTAGTATTGTCCGGAGTGTCCCACACTAATGAACTCGAGGGGGCCGTTGGAACTACAGTATGCTGACCAAACAGAGACGAAGTTAAATAGTTGTACGAGTAATCACTATACGCGAGCTCCTTGGCGCCTGGTTTACGAGGAAAAAGTATATAAGCTTCAAGAGTGCTCGCGTAACCACCGGTTAATTCCACAGAGGACGTTAAGTACGAGACAGCATTTGCCGTGCTAGCGGAAAGAAATACTGTTGATTCAAAATGGGCCCTGCGGCTAAAATCTATATATCTTTTATTAGCAGAATACAGTTCGCGGTTATTTCTAACTTTGAACTGAACATTATTGCCATAAACATTGAGCCTATAAATCTTTTCATCGACGCCAAAACATCTTAAAACATTTCGGAATGATTGACGGGTACCCTTAGACTTATAAATGGCAGTAAGGTTATTATATAAGTTTTGGTATATCTTGTTTTTAATGTTAGATAATGAGTCGCGGTATAATCGCTCCTCGCTTCTATCTCCCAGCTTCTCTAGAATATCTGCATCCAAAAATAGTTCTGGGGCCAGGAGCCCCTTAGCTGATAAAAGCTTCTCAACTGTGGTGTTTGCCTTGGCGGCGGAGCCACTTAAATATGAAATATTATGAATATCTCCGAAACTCTCAATCTGAAGATAGAGAGTGTCCATATAACTGGAGATAATCTGAGTTAGTTTTTGAAGTTCGTTTCCGTTTTCCGGATCATCAAGTTGCATCCATGAGGGAAAATAACCAAAAAGTTGTGACGAATTATCGAAATCGTGGACTGACCCTGAGTTTTTTAATATTTGGAGCGTAGACACAACGTCTGCATGGGTTGAATAGATAATCGGATCTTTAAATTCGCTCTGTGCGGCTGAGGCAGATACTATGGCTGAGCCGGTGTTTCTTGCACCTGCGGTGTACCCGGTCCAGGTACCATTGGTAATGCGGCCGGAGTAGTCTAAAATAGTAGAATCTACAGAAGCGGTTTGTGTTATCCCTTCATTAAATTTATAGTAGACTCCTAAATCGGTATTTGCAAGATCTGTGTTGGTACCTCCGCCGACTTGTGTAAACCAATACCTACCAATTTTTTCAGAACTGCGTTGCGTCTTCCAGTATCGGAACTCGTCCAGGGACGCGCTTAATTTTCCAGCCATGGCGGCAGCAGTAGAGTTTGCCGGGGAAGTTATGAGGGAGCCGATAGTTGCCTGCATGGCGCCGCCGATCTTCCCAAAGGAAGATGTAGACATGGCTCCAATACTAATAAAATTATTTGGGCGCCCGTCTACATAAAATTTAGCATCGATAACGTTGTTGGCCGAGGATTGGGTTACAATCTGAGATTCTTCCATGGACCCCAGCTGGGCGAAGCCGTCCTGGGCGCCCGTTTCATCGACAATTCTATTATTAGCGGATGAAACATTAGTCCCGTTTAAAATGTCTCCGCTATTATCGCCCATTGTCCACCAGGACAGCAAGCCAGAGGGGGCCGACGGGCCGGATAGATTAGTAGGAACGCCATTATTAAACAATGATCTTACGCTGGAATCTGTAAGCTCCTCGTCCCATATACTTGTATCGTCAATGTACCCATCGAAGAAGGCCGTTCCCACCGTAGTCCATGAGGGTCCTCCGATGCGCATATAGTACGAGGAGAGCGCATCGCATCCTAGTGGGTCGTCGGCAACAACCGTCTCGGACATGGCCAATTCTCCGTTGACATAAATCTTCAATTCTCCGTTGACGTCGCCCTCATATGTGTATACCACGTGGTACCATTGCTCGGAGGAAATCAGAACACTTGAGGATGCCTCAGCAACCGTACCTACGTTTCCTTTGTACGCGTGAATTCGCCCATCTGTTTCTAGAGACAGGGCCAGCTTATAATTACCGGCGCTGACGGACCAAAAGAAATCAGATGTACTATCATGAGGCGAGACAGAGGAGGGGTATATCCACGTAGAAACTGAAAAGGGTAGTGATGATACTCCGGCGCCACCGATAAGTGCATCCCAGTATGCCTCTGTGCCTGTGCGGATGCCCTGGTTTGTTGTGGCGCCATTAAACTGAATAGATTTAGAGGTTCCCACAACAGGTGAGTTTTTCAGTGAAACAGCATAATGGTGCCACGCATTATCTGCGACGGACGCCGTTGTAAGAGTGCTGGCTCCCAACGAGAGCTGCTGCCGGCCGATCGCTCCGGACATAAAAGTTAATCGGAAAGGGTCGGCGCCAGCTGGCGAGGCGCCGGACAATTCTAGCCGGAGCCTACCATAGTTCGCGGAACTAGACAACTCGTTATTCCATAGGTCAAAAATAACCTCTTTTTCTGTTTTAGTAGTGTCAAAAGCAGTCTTTTTAAGCCAAAACTCTGTTGTGACTCCCTCTGATAGGTCGATTTCAAGATTGGACTCTCTGTTGTTGGCGGGATCCCACACATTTGCCGATTGGTTTTGAATTCCGCCGCCGATGCCGGGGCCGCCCTTGATAGCAATGTATTCATAATCAGCGCTGTTGTTGGGAATTCCATACCCGTTAGTTAGCGATGGGGCCGCAGCTGGGGTGCCCCAACCTCCATATGAAAAATTGATATAACCAGTGGTGCGTGGGTATTTATTATCAAAAATATAGAGGTCTATATAAGAGCCACTATTTTTCCACTGTAGTTTCTCGGCTAGCGAACCATCATAGGGATATGAGGAGTGGATATAGGTATAAGAGTCTTCGTAATATTTTACTGCCGAGCCATATTTTGCAAAGTTTTTGGGTTGGGAAAAGTCAATTGAAGGAATAAATCTCTTCTCATCAATAATATCCGCTAGATGGTAGTCAGCCGATTCAACGACCCCCCCTATCTCCGCTGATGTTTTATCGTCGACTATTTTTGTTACAGCGACGGTATTAAATAATCCCTTAAGACTCATATTTTAATTATTCATCAACCCTAAATCTGAACGTTTGGGGTTGCTCCTGCCAATCTCCTATACTATCATTGTAATAAGATAATTTAATTTCGTACATATAGCCTCCTTCTAATAACGACATATCGAGGTCGAAATAATTCCCTTGCTGATCATAGGACATGTAGGTACTAAGATCTGAGCCAGTTCCGTACGGTACCGCTGCATAGTTGTCTGTTGTCCTATAGATCGCATATGAAGCGCTTGTTATAACCTCTGTGGGGTTATTGGTGGTCACTATTGTATACACAGTGGGGCTCCAGTCTCGGGAGCGAACAAAAAACCTAAACCTAGCTTTATCCTTTTGTGAATATGATGATTTCAAGTTGCGACAAGAGGTTACCCGCGTAAAGGTCGGTGCAGACTGATAGGTTGGGAAGCTTTCGGGATAAAAAGACCCCGTAAAGTACTCAACGCCGTCAAAATGCCAGACGTCGTGTATTGCTTCTAATGGAGTGGCCGCTGAGGTAAGAGCCAAGTTACAAGTATAAATTCCAGCAACGGAGAGATTTCCAGTTGCATTGAGGTCTAGATTCGTGGCCACGGCGCCTCCCACTGGCAACGCCAGCTTAGAACCCGTGGGTGCACCTGCGGAGCTAGAATAAAAGGACACCCAAATCTCTTCGCCGGCGGCAGCAACAGCTGGGGGGTCGACGAGGCGGCCGCGAATATAGTTATAAAAATATAGCGTATTCAAATTATCGGCAGCCGGGGCGGCGGAACTAGAGTAAAAGAAATTTTCTCTATCATCTTGAGTCCTAGAATCCCAGCGCGCCTCTAATACTGGTCGGCTGAAGAAATATTGTGTTGATCGTGAGAAGAACTTTTTAGTATAGTAGGAATCAGTTGAGCCAGAGAGATTATTAATAATGTTGCCCGAGTCTGCGCCCGTAGAACTCGAATGATATGCCTCCTGGCTAGCTGTAAGATGTATTCCAACACCGTTGTTACTATAAGTACCATCGACCCACTGTTCTACCAAAGAAGTTATGTCTACTTCGAGGTCTTCATACCCCTGAGGAAATGTCGTATTATAATTGGAGGCCGTCAAATAATCGCCCCCAATCGAGGTCCAGGTGCCGTCGTCTGCAGAAGCGGAAACTCTCGCCTGTAGCCAGTTGGATGAACCCAGGTCTCTATATTCGTCCATGTCCAAGCCAGTACCCTCGACCCATGACTGCGATATGGGGGCTACCGTTAAAGTAAAGTCCTGTGGGAGAGTAAATGGTGTCTCGGCATTAAACATTCGAAGATAAAAGGAAACGCTACCGGAGGCTGGGACGGATCCGGCGGAACGGTCTGATATTATGGTATGTATCGGAAATTGGATCAATGCTCGGGAAAGTTCCTGAGATTGACCGGTGGCTGAGGATGAGTTCTGTCCGTAGATAGAGAACACTTCTAAACTGTCGGCATAACCCATGTTTGAGCCAGTGCCTCGGTTGGTCAGGTCCGCTTGAAAAGCGTTCGTTATGGTGTTATCCGCACTGGCGGTGTATCGTAAGATGGCCATTAAGTTACACTTCCTTGGATATCTGTGTCGGAATATTTAAGTTCAAAAATCGTGTTTACCTCTCCATTCAAATATCTTCCATCATTAGAGAGGCTACTATTAAAATCAAAATCTGTGTTTGAGTAATTTCCCCCTTGGCGGTGGAGAATTTGTACGTCAAGTACATCGACAACACCAGGGACGCGTTGTAGTTCCTTATAAATATCTACTACGTAAATGGGTTCTGCTATATCAGACTGCTGGTTATTGGCCCAATTCTTGAGCCTCTGCACTGCCAAAGCAATAACATCGTATTTGTTTTCTTCATAATCTGCCACTACTGAAAAACTGATCCCATAGTTTACTATCAGTGCGTCTCGAATATCGATAGTGTCATTAATCATTTTATAGCTACTAAGCCATGTTTTTAAGTTATTCTTAATAGTAGTATTCGTTGTGGTCAGAAAGCCAAGCTTATTTTTTGAAATCACATACATATTTAAGTTTCTTTTAAATGAATCAAAGTCTCTCTCAAAAGAACAGCGCGTGACTGCTCCAAAGCTAGGCGGCATGGCGTAAGAGATGGCCTCATAATCTTGAATGGTGACTGCTCGATTTTGAGTGGCGTAGTGTGAATATACACGCTGTCGGAGTTCGTCGACCGATGGGATAGTAATATCGCCGACAATAGGATCTTCGTTGGTAACCTCAAGACTGTTACGCACTTGTTGAACCAAAGACATATTTAACGAGGGTAAATCATTAAATTTAAATCGCGGCTGGGCGACTGCAGTAAGTGAGTTGGACGCCAAGTTAACGTCCTCGGCCTCATTAACTCTATAAACTATTGTTATACGTGTGTTTGAAGGACCGACCCCGAACTTATCAGTTTCTGTTAAGTTGGTGGGGTCAAATTCTTGTTGTGTTATATAATCTCGGCCATGGAGCTTAAGTACAACGGTGCTCGGATCAGCAACCGACTGGTTTGTAAGCTCAGCCTCAGACCCATATCCGAACTGTAGGTAGGCACCAGTCCTGTTTCTTTCTAAAGTAAATCTGCGGGTGACAGGGATTGCCTTTAAAATAGAAGATACAGTATTCTTATCGGTACTGTTGTTTCGAAGAGCCTTAAAGACAATTTCTTGCGCTAGGTGGTCGACCTGATAATACCTGTGTCCCTCATCATCATAAACACTTAATATTTCTACTAAATGTGGATTTTCTAATTCAATCTTTCTAAACTTTATAAACTCGCCCGTGGTAACGACTTGTCTACTGACGCGGCCAGAGATTACGGTTCCTGTGGCCTTAATGGCGAACTCAGATGCCGCTCCGGTAGTAGAATTTATCTTACTTACAATGATTGGGTTGTTGGGATCTCCAAAATTCACATCTTCTACCAGTGTAAAATTTTGGCCGCCGGTGGAGCGGAGGATTGTGTTTGCACGGAGGACCGGAAGATATCTATCATCTGGGGCGCCGGAGGTGGCTGCAGGCACCGACACAAAAAATTGTGCTTGACCTACCGAGGAAAAGGAGTCGGCATATTTATATCCCAGCTGGCGCGCGATCTTAACTACATTATCATATTCGGTTGCGGTATCCAGAAATGTTTCGTTCAGTTGGTAATCTAGATAAAAGGAGAGTGTGTCTCCCACATAGGAGACGGTGTCTAATACCAGTGAGCCGAAGCCGGCTGAGTTGAAGTCTTTGTACGAGTCGGCATAATATCTTTTAACATAATCTAATAAGTTATTCCGGATTGAATTGAAGTCCCTACCAGCGTAGTTGATAATTTTTAGATTCTTTGTGCTGTTGTTTGCTCTGTCGTTTGCCATATTTTAATTCCTATAAAGAGTCCGCGGCGGCGCTGATGAGAACACTCGCATTTTCATCGAGTCCGGAAATCGAATACTTAATTGAAATATCTAATATGTGATCCTCGACATTTCCCGCGACCGTACTGGTATTAAAGTCTACACTTGTGAGACTAATAAAGGGCATATATTTTTGTGTTTGCTCTCTCACTTTTTCGGCGATGGAGCTCTGCAGCTGACCGTGATTCTGTTCAAACAAATAGTGTCTGAGGCCAGCTCCAAAATTTATATCCATTACACGCTCGCCCTGGGCCGTTAACATGAGGTTCTTAAAATTCTGTCTTATAACATCCTTAAGTTCAGTATTAACTGCATATGCCCCTACATAGTTGTCAATTTGGAGTGGAAATTTTGGTGAGTACCCGATCATGATAGATTTATACCTTTTCTATAAATAGTAAGAAATAATTATCTTGATTCATCTTCGCGCTCTTATGTGTCGTTAAGTTGTGAGCCCGGGCCTGTCGTTTCACAATTTTCTTCAAGCTCAGCAGTAGGGGGTGCGTATTCGCCCAGTCTTAGCAACAGGTATATAATCCCAAATGGAGTCAAAGGAGGTAACATTGCAAGGAAGGGTAATGTGCCCTCTAAGTCTATTCCGTCTTTGGTGACCTGTGGTTTCATTATCTTAGGAAATCTTTCTGGGAATAATTGATCCATTTCTCTTTGGATCATAGTTACAAGCTCGTCAAGTGAAGGAACATCCGGTGGTGGATCTAGATCTGATGGACTTAGCTCACCTTGTGGGATCCCCAGTTCCTCATCACAGGCAGAGGGGCGATTTCCTTCAAGAGATGCTCCAATTTCGCCCAGGGCCGCTGCAGTCGCAGCTGCTTGTAGTCCCATATCCATTCCTTGGAATACTGACTTTGAAACTTCCTTAACTTTTGAGGCAACGATTACATGAGGCTCACAAAGTTCGACAATCCCCTTGAGAATCGCCTTGGGAGTATTGATGAGCATCTTATTAATAAAAGAATTACCCAAAGACGATAGGGGCCCTAACGCATCTGTGGCCCCATTTAACATCATATTTTGGAGCGCCGTTTTATCACAGGCACTAGTAGCTAGAGGGTCATCACCAGCAAATGCCGCGGCCATGGCGAGGGTCAAAGTCTGTTTGGTATCATTAAATATGTCTTGCTGCGCAAACAAGGAATAATATGTACGCAATTCACCTACTAAAAAAAGATACTGCATTATGCGAGGTACGTCGACGATTTTTCCGTCACCGAAGAGATCGAGGGTTTTGGAAGCCATACCGGTAACAATGGATGGAAATTTTCGTTGGTATACCTCCTCCACAAATCGATCAAATCCCTGAGTGGTCCCATTTTCTCTCAGGAATGTGTTAAGTTCTGATCCTCCTTCCAGAAAAGAGCTGGCCACATCTATGTCAACTGATTTATTCCCCATTGCAATGTGAGCAAATTTTTGGTCCCCTCCTGCGCCCTCCGTAAACATGGCCGCTTCCGCTAGAAAAAATGACTTATATTTTCTTGCGGATTCTAGAACGTCAAAGCCTTCCGGCCCTCCGAGGACTTCTGCCAGGGGACCGGTCCAGTCCGGGGAGGAGGGAGTTAAATAGGCTAGCCTTGAGCCCATTTTTATTGAAGGAAAAATTTCTTTAAAAAAGTCACTTAAATAAGTGTCTTCTGGTTCGGGATCATGATAAATAGGCGAGCCGTCCGCGGCATGTGCTACTGGGGCCGGCAACATTATGTCCTCTAGAGGAGTTGTAAGACCAAAGATTGCGTCCTTGAGCTCCTGCTCCGTGTTGTACTCATGAAAAAGACTAAGGGCCAAGTCGTGCATTTTTTTCGCCGGGGCGGGGTTGGCATCAGCGTTAGGGAGAAAATCCAACGACGAGTAGTTGCCACCAATCTCAGCGTCTTTATCATAATCCATGTGAGTTTTGGATCGGATTGACATCCAGGTGTCGAGCTCGTCGTCGGGATTGTTTGGCCGGTTCAAAACAATCATAAAGTTTTTAGATTCTAGAATTTTCTTGTTGTGCCAGTCGTCGTAATCTCCCTCATCGTCCAGGTAGTAGCGGCCGCCCTCTTGCCAGTCCCTGCGGAGATATGTCCACTCTCCGGGTGTATTAGCCGCAAAAGTAACGCCATCAAACAATGATGCATTCAGTAAGTAATTTCCCACTGCATAATAGTCATAATCAGATGGAGATTTGAAAACCGGGTATACCCAGGTGCGCAGGCCACCGGATCTACCGGAGACGACCTGGCCGAGGTCTTCTAGATCGTTCCAGGCATTGGCCCGGTCGAATGCGTATTCGTTATCTGGGCTAAAAACTTGGACATGTTGTGTCCCTTGGTCGGCCTGGTCGATGTAGGGGCCGGCGGCGGAGAAAACCACACTCCTGACAGCCTTACACCAGCTCTTAATTAAATTATAGTCAGAGAGATGCTTGCGGTCTTGATCTTGATAGTCGGGGTCACTTATCTCTATAGCCACCTCGATGGGGTTCTTGTTCTCGGCGACGCCGATCCGGGCTGCGGTCGTATCACCCGAGCCGGCCGCTTCGTTGGTTTCGATTCTCTCTTCCATTTCTTCGGTCGTTTCTTTGCGCATCGGGGAATAACCTGTTAAATAAAGTGGAATAGGCAAGAAGGTCTGTCGTAGTGCTAGGATAGATACTAGATTATCGAAAAGAGCCTTAAATGCATCAAAACTCATGAGATACTCGGCGCTGGCTGCGCCGGCCAGTGGACCATCTTCTTCTTCCATCGCGTCGGTGGAGTGGATGCCGAAGGTTGTAGTGAGAGGGGTTCGATTAGCGAAAAAGGCTGGAATATCGTCTGCCACCCAACGCATCAATATGGCCTGCGAATTTTCGCTACCAGCGTCCAGGAACGCATCTAATTGACTTTGGGAATACACCACTTTGAAATACCGCTCCATTACAATACTTCCATATTTTTCATATGCGGCGACTTCTTTTCCGAATTTTGAAAGATTATCCTGATCCACGGCAAATCCCAGTTCTAGCGGCGGGCCGGCAGTCTTCGTGAGAATATCAAGACCATCAAACCATTTATCAAATGCTGTCGATGTCGCGGTAGAGAACTTATCCTCAGCCTTTCGCGCACCAATATATTTAAACAATGCAAAAAACCCACCACCGCTAGTGTTGGAGCCTTCATATGTATCGTCCGGAGTATACACCGTCGATGCCGCCATCTGGCCGGTGCGCACCATATATACGCATGCGGGACCAGGGTTAGACGATGGACCGAGCGTATTTTCCCACGCGGCCAATCCATATGGAAGATACTCAAAATCTGCTAATTCTACATGAGGCATGCCATAAGTAAGGTAACTCTCCACCGGGGTGCTGGTATTGAGACCAAAATATTCTTTAACTTTTTCTGTTGTTCCTTTTAGTCTTTTTTCAAAAAGATAACGGATAGCCATAGTTTGAAGAATCGGATTCTCGGCGCTCAACGGATTCTGAGGTAATTCCGGGAGCGTTTGGAGTTGGATCAGCGAGTCGAGCAAACCAACTTGGTTCGAAGAAGTTGGGGCGCCCGAGATAGGATATGCAAACGACGCCGGATCTTTAACTATGATCTTTTTCACGACCAGTGCTGCGGCCTTCTTAACAATGCCGGGCAAGACCGTAGTCTCTCCTACAGCGGTGGTACCTCCTAAATACTCTAATATTTTCGTCTGGCTTTGATTCAAGAGCTCATTCAGGATGTCTGGGCTAGATGAAAGATAATCAACGCCAAACTTACTCACCATAAAAATATTTTTAAGCATCAAGTCTACAATGAGCACTTGCATGTAAGTGCTTACCAAAGCGAGCAGACCGGCGTCTCGGACCGGTCCTAGCTCATAATTTCCTTCAATACAAGAATTATTTGCAAACTCAGCTAATGCCTCTTGTTTAATAGTATTAATATCCATTAAATCCCAATTACTAATGGACCCATCGGTACATACACGAGGGAGAAGACTAAAATTATTCATCGAGACCGGGTCGAATAGGTCAGATTTGCTAATTTCGTAAGCAAATGAATTAATTAACGACAAATACATAAATGGGTATAATTTTTTCTGAAAGATGCTGTCCAATCCAGATGAGGGTGTGGACCAGGACCGGGACTCAGTAAGGTAGTTGAGAACTATACTTTTAAATTGCTTGGCTTCGATGGCCCGGGCACTAAGGGGCCCGGCTGCTGTTGTCTGCAGATCTGCGGTGATATCTCCCCGGACAGGAACAGAATATATTTTAATTTTATCTGGTTTTGTTCCGCCATTAATACTATAAGTGATAGCGCGTCCGAAGCTGTCCGCGGAGTCGGCCCTAAAGTTCAGAGTTGTCAGAAAAGAGTAGTATCTAAGGGCCTGTTCTGGTGTTAATGTGCTTTGTTGTGTAACGATCGCGGAGGTGAGGAAAAAATCTTCTATGTTGTCATACAAACTATGTGTTGCTCCAGCAACGCGGAGCGGCCGGTTCGCCAACATGCGGGTTATGCGCTCGACAAGAGATACTTGATCATCACCCGCCATGGCCGCCAAATTATTTGCAATGTTCTGTAGACCCTCAAAGGCGGAAGCCGCGGCCGGAGGTATAAGATTATTAAAAAATTTCCTGTCTTTGTCGGTCATACCCGGGATCTGCTCCTCGTCCGGTCCTTGTAGGAATTTTAATATTTCTCGATCTCGATCTAAATCCTCTTGATCTTCGGCAGACAAAGGATCTTGCTGAATTATTATTTCTTTATAATTGCCTATATCAGAAACAAA